CTGCAGCTGTTCCTACGCCTGCAGCTGGTATTTTAGGCGCACCAGCAGGGCAAGGCGCTGCGTTGTTTGCGCAAAATCCAAACGCAGGCGAGCTATATAAGCAATACTCTGAGTACGCAAAAACGGCGTTAAGCGCTGACCCTACGTCTAGAGAAGGCCAGGTTGCAACGCTGCGAATGCTTGAGACAGCCAACCAATTGCATGGTATGGGTGTTCCTGTACCACGTGATCCTAGCACAATACGTGAACTACTAAGCAGACAAGGTCAGCAAGCTGCGCCTGTAGCTGTGCCTGCTGTGCCTGCTGCGTCTACTTTGCCGGCGCCACAACCAGTAGCGTCACAAGTAACGACGCAATCTGATCTGCAAGCGTTGCCGTTGGCAGCACGCGTTGACGCAGCCAAGCGTCGCTTGGAAGAGTCTGATAAGCCTTTCAACGAAAAACGTACTGAGATTCTTACATACACACCGCAGCTATTGGAAGGCTCCAATACTAACTTACGGCAGCTGGATCGCATTGCTCGTGAAAAGCCGCAAATCTTTGCGTTGATGCAGCAACAAGGCTTGCTGTCAGGTCTTATGACATTGGCACAAGAAGGCGCGCAACTTACTGCAGGCACCTTTAATGCTCGTCTCGGCTTGCCTGTGCAGCAGTTTCTTGAAAAGACAAAGCTGCCGCCGCAAGATCAGCAAGCCGTGCGTGATGTTGCTCGCATTCTAGGGGCTGAGTTCTTATCAAACGTAAGGGCCAACAAAGGCTTGTTGGGTATTAACCCTACGGATAATGACGCAAGACTTTTGCAAGCGCCTATGGTCAACGTACAAGACTCGGCCAAAGCAGTGCAACTTTGGTCGCGGCAGCAAATTTTACTTAACAAGCAGCGTGAGGCCTTGTACGGCGCAATGTCTGAGTACTCAGATAAAACGGGCGCAACGGCAAGTCCGCGGCAATTCTTCGCACCCGGCAGCGTATATGAAAAAATCAACAAAGACTATGCGCGGTTTAGAATGCAGCTTTACAACCAGTTTTATCCTACGAGGTGATGTATGTCAACCGAGTCTAAGATGCCGGAACTAATCCCGCGTGATGACGAGGGGCAGCAAGGCCTTTCGCCGCTGTTGGATATTGATGCAATCTTTGGCGAGCCTATTGGCGCAGCCGTTGCTGCAGGTACGCCTTTACCTGCAGGCACGCGACGCCCAATTTTTCCTGAGACAGGTTTAACTGCTGATCAAGAAAAATACGCAGCAGGTGCAGCAGGCGCTATTGTGGGCCCTGCCATGCATCGTATGGCCGAAAAAGGTTTTCCTAGCCGCGCAATGCGCGAGGCTGAAGGCGTTAAACGTCTACAAGAGCAGTCACGGACTGCGCAGCTTTTGCGCAATCTTGAAGAAGAAGAGCTTTTACGCCGCGGCATTGACCCTCGATCAATGCGCCCATCAACGCCTGCAGATGCAACGTCCGGCACCCGGTGGATACGTAACTGGGCCGGTATGGATAGAGACATTGCAGGTGGAGTGCCTGAAGCCAGCGCTGCGTACCAGCGCAGCAAAGGGCAAGGCAAGGTTACCGGCAGAATCTCAAAGCGGTTCGGGCCTGAAGCCTTGCAGCCTGGTGGCCTTTCAATCAATAATCTAAGGTACGATCCACATCGGCGTCTTTTTACTGAATTAGAAGCTGTTGAACAGCAACGCCCCGCAATCGAAGCACGACGTGCTGCAGAAGCACGGCTTGCGCAAGCTACGCCTGGGCCGCTATCACGCATAGGCGCAGCTTTCACGTCACCTTTGGTGCAAGGCCCGCTTGCTGGTGGCTTTGCAGGCCTTAGCTTTTATGAGGCGTATCAGCGATGGCTGGAGGGTGATCGCTCAGGCGCAGTAATTGAGGCCTTAGGCGGCGTAGGCGGGCTTATGTCCATGGTGCCAGGCTTGCAAATTCCAGGCTTGGCGCTTGGGCTCGGCAGTATACCTGCCCAGTACATTAACGAGCGGATGAAAGCACCGCCTAAGACAGGACTTGGCGCAGCAGGCTCACAACAAACTGCTGACCAAGTCTATCAAGGCGTGCCATAACTAAGCTCGAGACAGCCCTTTGGAGGCTATAAGGCCCATGATGCTTTGCAGCAACTTGATCTGAATCTGCTTGGCGTCGTCAACGCTAATTGACGTAAGACCGTCAAACTCTTCAGGTTGCACCAATTGAATTTGCGTTTGTATGGCATGCAGTATGCCATGGCGTTCAAACAACGTTGCAACGTTAAAGGCTTCCAACCACACGTTGTAGGCGTCATCCAGCATATCAACATTACCGGTATGCTTAAGTAACTCCACCCAGTCGTTGTAGGCTACTTTAATAACGTCATTACTGCGTGCGCGGGGTTCTGCGCCATTAATCATAATTGATGATCTTTCCTGCGTTAATAAGTCGAGGTTTGGGAAGTTGCTGTGCTTGCGGTGGCGGGTCAGGCATAATGCTTTCAATGCCGCGTGCCATTTGCGCCCTAAAAGTTGCCCATTTGCGCTGTTGTACCGGGTCCTCAGATGGCGGCACCCAATTGTACAGCTTACGCCACCGAATGGTGATGTCCGTTGTTGCAGGGGTGTAAACAAATTCTTCTGCGCTCATAGCTCAACTCCTTTCGTGTTAAACCACATCCGCAAGGCGGACATACCGCCATCGATTAGCACATGCTGTGGCAAGATCTTATACTTGTTATATACCGCATGCGAAATAAAGTTTTTCATCAACAGGTAGGCATGGGCCTCGCCCATGTCAACGTGCTTTGCGGCCTCGTTGCCTATAAACCGCAACACAAATTTATTGCCAAACTCACGCTGCATATGCTGTTCTTGATCCGGCAAGAGACCGATGATGGTCACATGCGGCTTGTGAATGCCTGAAATCTCATAGTCGGGGTTATGCTTTTCAAGTTTGAATGTATGTTCTAACTCTTTGACTTCACGCTTAATAGCTTGAACCAAGGTGGCAGCAATCTTTGCTGCAATTGCATCCACCATGGCATCAATGCTTATTGCTGGCAGTGGCTCTAGTGGCGCTGGAGGCACCGGATCTACAACCGTAGGGGTTACTACCTCTTTCTGCACCAAAGGCTGCTGCGCCAGGCTTTTTATATACGCAGGATACGCATCTTGCATATGCTTGAGCTCAGCCGTAGCTGCCGAGTGCGTTGCAAACGCACGATGCCGCTCCTTAGGAAGCTCTTGAGTTTGCGCAATGCGCAACGCAACTAATTGCGATTGCATGCCGCCTGTGTGGTACAGCGCAAGCGCTTTTTGCAAAACAGCGTTGCGTTCGCTAGATGTCCAGTGGATCCGTGTAGTCATGGTGTTGGTACCTTTCAAAAGTCAAAGAGATGTGGCCTAGCCACACGTGAATTATACATCCAAAAGCCAACGTGAGAAGGCAAACTTGTCGTCAATGCACTTCGTACTCAAGCATTGTGCCTCATGCGTTGTGATGTATGGCGGCCTGTCTGCCACTGGCAAATAGGAATTGGTTGATAGGATCTTGTTGAACATCTCCATGCGGGACTCGTAGACATGAAAAGAGCCTACGGAGATAGTCAGCGTGCCCATTTGCACAACCAGGAGAGCTGCAACAATCTCATGCAAAAACGAAAACGTAGGCAAGTCATTGGCCATGCCCCATAGGATGTCTTGACTACGCATGATGGCACGCATGTTGAGCTTACCATCCCTAAGTCTAAATTCAATGGCCAAGGTGCAGGGTACGTCCTTGGCCTCGGGGTCCATATGATCTACGTCGGAACCGTACATAGGAATGACAGCACGACGGGACATGGGGTCTTTCTTTAAAATGTGGTGGATGAAGGCAACACCGTGTGGGCCAAACCAATAGCTGCCATAGTTGCTATTAAGCTTGCCATTGAGTACGATCTTGCCCCACTGCGCAGCGTGCTCTGCAATGGATAGATCATGTGGGTCTGCATTGATGTACCAAGCCATTTCGCGCTTCAAATACTTAAGATTGAAGTTGCGACCTTCAAAGGAGTTGAATCTTACGCCGGGGTCGCAGGTATAAGAAAAGTTTTCAATCTCAAGGCATTCTGCACCGCGTGGACTAGACCATTTACCCGTTGTAGATAGCACGCGGTACAGATTGATTAGCTCTTCCTCTGTTCTAATTCGCATTTCCATAGTCAGCCTCAGTGATGTGGTAGGGTTGGTTGGGAAAGTTTTGCATATGGTACAGCGGCGGTGGCAGTTTATACGCGCGTACTTCATTATTCAGCGCCCATGTGTACGCGTTATTGCCTAGCGCAAAGATTTTGCTAGGCTTTAGTGCTGCAATGAACCTTGGTGATGTAGGCGTACCTTGATACGTTTGTGTGTTTGCCCAGTACAGCTGCGTTTCAGCAATACCTTCACGCTCAAGCGTATCAGCCAGCATACGGCTAGGTCCGTCGTTGTCTTGAAAGTTGATGAAAGGCACAACAGCGGCAGAAGGCCGCACATTTGCACGTGGACCTTTATCACAAAGCATCAAGATGTTGCCTTCACGAAAGCAGCCGCCTCCAGAATGTTTGTTGGTATATGACTTATCATTCAGCTGTTGAAGAAGTTCGCTGAGTGTCCCAGAAGTGTAATCATATTGGATTACTGGAAGGCATGTATGTTGCGGCAACTGCTCATACTCATCGTAAACTTGTTTTAACTGCCCAATGGTGTCAAGGTACTCATCTTCAATGCGCGACATAAAAGTCTTTGCGCAAATCTCAAAATCAGGTTGGCATTGCACAACGACGGCGCCACGCGACAATGCCACCCGTTCAAGCATGCGCCGCCTTGGCATGTCAACACGATTTTCACCTTTGCGATACACATTACCATAAATAGGCTCAGACAGCCATGACCTATCCATGATGACATGGTCATCGTAGGTTAAGGCTTGCGACATAGAGCGAAAAAAGATTTTGCAAAGATCTTCACTTTGCACGCCTTTATAAGGCCCATGCTTAATGACGTGCGTCATACCATTGCTTTGCAACTGCGCTCGTAGCGTTTCGGCTAGCGTTGTTTTACCGCCACCATCCGGCCCTTCGAGAATAATGATCATTTGAGAATGCTTTCAAGTTTTGCAAGCGTTTCTTGTCGAGTTGCTGTTTTTAAGCTAGTAATTTGCTGCCCGACCAGCTGTTGCTGCTGCTCGTCATTCATGGCCTCAATCTCATGCAGCGTATGGCTATATGCAGGGCCAATTATTCCAAGCTCTTTAGGATCTCCACCAAGGATTGCCCCGGCGTGTGCAGCGTGCAGGTAACGGACTCGCCACCATCCGCAACCCGCATGGGCATAAGTCGGACAAAGAACGCCTTTATAGCCCCCGTATTCCCAGACAACGTCACTTTCAAGGATACGTGGCTGTCCGAGTGCTTTTCCACCAACACTATGAATTGACCACGATAGGTTTTGTTGGCTTGCCCAATCATGTGCCTCCTTTGATAGCGATGCGTTGTACCACTCGGCTTTTCTATAGCGCCATGCAAAATGATGAGATCCAGGAGACTCGTACAAAGGCGATGGGTCCCACGTTTTGATAACTTCAACCGGCAAGCCCATTAGCTTGGAGTCACCCCATGGAAATAGCGGCGCCAACCACACATGCTGTTGCAAATCAGCCGCAGGAATGACATGCTCCCATGAAGGCAAAATCTTTTGGAAGGCCCAATCATCCAAGCTAATAATAGCATCCATACGCTCTTGCAAAACCCTTTTGGGGCCTTCTGGATGCACGGCGTTGCTATCCAATGGGTACATATAGAGGAACACCTTGTCAAACTTTGACAGGTCAGTGTCCTCACGCACATAGTCATGCGTTACCTCATGCCCAAGGGTAGTAAAGCCTTCCCGCATAAGCTCGGGTATAGATACAAACTTTGTAGAGCTTGCGCGTCTTGGATTGTTATTATGCGTTTCAGTAACGCCGGTAATAAGAATCTTCATACGATGGCCAAAGAAATGTAGCCAGCCTCGGCATCGTGGTTTACATCGCCCGTACGGCCGCCAAGCTCAAGATATTTTGCCACAGTCATGCCGGATTCATACAAGGCAAATCGTGTCCATGCACGCGTGCCTTTACGCTTTGGATTTTTAGTAGCCAAAACAGTAATGGTTGCTGCTTTGTTTGCGCGACGGCGCGCTTTCTTTTCTTCAGTCATGCTGACTCCTACGGGGTTATGGAAAAATTGTTGCTGTTGCATTGCATTCTTTTCAAACATCAACAGAGACCATTGTATCACGATGGACGTAGTCACGCACTGCATCAAGCAATTTTTGCTGTGTCTTGTCTTTGCGTTTTACCGCTTGTAAAATAGCCTCATCAATGGTGTCCCTTGCAAGGATATGGTGGACTACAATATGATTTCGCTGACCTTGGCGCCATAGCCTACGAATAAACTGCTCATAGATTTCAAGACTCCAAGTCAAAGAATACCAAATCACAGCGTGACCTGCGCCTTGCAAATTAAGGCCATGGCCTGCTGACATTGGATGGGCAAGCAACACAGGAATTTCGCCTGCATTCCAAGCGTTAATAATGCTATCTAGCTTAGCGCCAATTACGCCACTGCCAATCACAGGCGCGTTAGGAAACGCCGCTTGCAGTCTTTCCAAGTCATGCGCAAAATGATAGCCAATAACACAAGGCTGGCCGGATAGCTCTTCAACTAGCTCGAGCGCAGCCTCGGTCTTGGCGTCGTGTAAATGAATGCTGGTCTTTTCCGTTGTGTTATCATCCATATCCAGGTAAGACCCGCCATTGGCGATTTGCTGACCTTTCATAACGGCAACGGCGGCATTGACCGCGGTAACATTCCCCGCTGCCAATTCAATGGTTAAGTTATCCTCAAAGGCTTTGTATATTTTGCGTGCGGCCGGGGGTAACTCTACGTAGACGTTGTTGTACGTTAGCTCGGGCAAATCTAGATGGTCCAGCGCTGCCATACGTAGCACCTTGCCTTCCAGCTTTTCATGAATGCGCTTTTCGCCGTCTTGCTGCAGCTTCCACTCATAACCACCATACCCAGATGGGTAAAAATACTCCTGTCTAAAGCGGGACACAAATTGCCCAAACGTTGCACCTTGATCAATGATCATTTGTGGGCCAAAGATATCCAGCAAACTATTAGGCGCAGGGGATCCTGTTAGGCCCCAACGACGGTCAAACTTATTCAACAAAGGCTTGATGCATTTGAACCGCTGCGTTTGCGTGTTCTTCATATAGCTAATCTCATCTACCGTAAGGATTTGAAAAGGCCAAGATTTGCCATTAAGCTGTGATGACAGCCACTGTAAACCTTCAAAATTGATTACGTAAATATCATGGTTTTGCTTTAAGACTTTTGCTTTATTGCCACCATGCAGCACTCCTATGGAGTAACCTTCAAATTGCTCCCACTTTTTAGTCTCGGCAGGCCACACGCCATGCGCAGGTCTAAGTGGCGCAAGCACCAGCATTTTTTGCACAAGACCTTTGATCTTTAAAGCACGAAAGGCGGCCAATACAATGGCCGTTTTGCCTAGCCCAGGGTCAAGCCATAATGCGCCTGATCCTTGTGAGACCAGAAACTTTACAGCTTCTTTTTGATACTCATGCGGTTCCCAAAACACGATCAATGTCCTCCTTACTATATGTCACATATACCTTATGACCTAGCCGCATAAGATCGGCATGCACTTTTTCTTGCAAAGCCGAGAGCTTACCTCCTGGCCGTTTAAGCTCTATCCAAAGCACCTCGCCATTTTCAAGAGCAACAATGCGGTCAGGCCAGCCACGGGCAAAGCGTACATGCAATTTCAACGTAAGCAACTTATGCTTTTTGCATTGCGCAGAGAAGTATCTTTCCAGGTCGCGTTCAAGCAATACGCGTGCTACCATTGGCATGGGCCCCCATTTGATTTGCGAAAATGGCACCAGCGGCAACCAAAGTCAGGCTTTGGCGCAAAGATGTCATCACTTTCAATCTTTTTAATTCTATCTGTCAACCATGCTTTCAACACAATTAATTCAGATCTTTTATACGTGTCATATGGCACCCGTTTATTGAGGTCTGTATAACAAATTTCAGTAGTGACGTAATCAATTTCTGGATTACATACCATAATAATGGTGGCGTATAGCTTTAGTTGGTCGCCGTAATCCCGCTCTTTGCCTGACTTCCAATCCAGCACATGCGCATGCCCATCTTTGTGCCATACCGCGTCATACACGCCTCGCACCCAATAGCTAGGGTCTTTGAAGTCACAAGGCAGCCAATCGCGAGTAATGGCAAACTCGGTTTCACATTGTGTATGCTTCGCAGCAAGTTCTTGAATGTAATCAAGCCAAAAGCTATGCTCGTTCGGCAATATGCCTAGCCCAGTAATAGCGTGCTCAAACTCGCTGTGAATTAGCTTACCACGCTCCGCGGCATCACCCGAAGGCTCTTTACGATGCTCAATGCGCGTGAGCTTATATTTATATGGGCATTGCTCATACACTTTAATTGATGAGTGTGAAAAGCCCATTATTGTGACTCCCGTTCTGCAGCGCGTGCATCTTCTGCAGCATGATATGCTAGCCGCGTTTGCGCAATTGCGTTAAGCAATTCTTCCTTACCTGTGGCATAATCCCGTTGAATCAATGCCTCATAGGCTTGACGTAAGTGCTTTTCTGCCATCAGCATGGGGTGTGCGTAGTCAATCATTTAAGGCCTCCACACAAATACATCAAGCGCCACCACAATTGCGGCAATGCAAAAGATGATGACGTTCCAGCGAATGGACATAAACTCCTCGTTGCTCATCACATGCTCCTTTATTTAGTTTCCTGATACGTTTCACCAACCTTGTAGTCCGAGACCATAGGCACATCCATGGCCAAGGCATTACACATGCTCCACATTAGTGTTTCCGCTTCACGCGCAATGTGCTCAATAGGAGCCGAGATAACCAATTCATCGTGCACACTGAGAAGCAATCGACTGCCAAGACGGCGCGCTTGATACAGCAGCATAGCGGCCTTTGCCTGATCCGCAGCTGAGCCTTGAATCAACAGGTTAACGCCTTTGTAGTCAAATTCCCTAAGACGACCATTGATGATTTTTGGCGGCTCCATCATAACCAATCTGCCGCCTAATGTTTTGATAGGCTGGTTGAGCTTATATCGCGTACGCATAACGCCTTGCATAGTCTTAAGACCCGGCGCCACCGCTGATGTGTAGGCATCCATCAACGTTTTGGCAAGGTCATAACTGATCTCAAGCATTTCGCTAATCTTTTGTGGCCCGGCGCCATACAAAATGGCAAATGACACGCCTTTGGAATAAGTGCGTGATACCTCCTGGCCGGCAGCCTCGGACATTAACTTGGCAGCGTATGTATGCAGATCCGCACGTGCATCCTGTTGATACTGCTGCATAAGGTTACCACCTTCAAAATGCGCAAAGATTCGCAACTCCTGAGCATTGAAATCGCACGCCACCAACTTATGGCCTTCATCCGGCAGGATAAAGCTGCGAATGAGTGGCAAAGGGGCTATGTCAAGTTCTACGGGAATGATGATTTCGTTTCGTCCCATGCTTGCGGTTGCGCCACCGGTAACAATTTTTGGGTAGCGAACAGGCGCATTTTGAAAATTGGGGGTGGATGAGAGCCTCCCAGTGCGGGTCCCACCACGTTCACCTCGTACACTGTTCCAGTTCGTGTAGATTCGGCCTGTAGATGCAGAAGCTTCCAGCCAGGGCTCAATGAAAGTTGACAAGCATGTTGATAGGTTGGCTCTGTAACGTAGGACACCTTTTAACTCCGTGTGAGTGATGATTTCTTCCAATGTTTCCTTATCAGCCTTAGGAGATCCTTTGTCCGTGGCGGGCCAGCCATTCTTTTTATCCCAATAGTCAGTGGGATAAATACTATCGACCAGCTGCCGATCGCTGTCAACATTCAACTCAGGAGACCCTAACAATGAACGAATCCACGCGTTACACTTTTCAATATCTATTTGCGCTTGCAATTTTGCTTTTTGCAATCCATCGCGATCAACCCTTACGCCTAGCCGCGAGTTTTCAAGTAACATTGGGATCAGCGCAATCTCACGCTGATATGGCTCAAACTGCGCCGGTAACACCAAAGGCTGCAAAAACTCGTAAAGCAAAGAAGTGAGCTTTACATCAGCCTCGGCATAGCGGCCTACCAACTCAACGGGGCCTTTTGAGATGTGCGCGCCCCAGGTAGACTTTTTGCGCTTTGCCTCATCAACATTTGCAATGATCCAGTCTCGTAGCTCATCACGTTCATTCGGCTCAGCAAGGCTATAGGTAACCACCAAGTCTTTAAGGGATAAGGACTGCACGTGTGGGTTGTGCAAAAAAGCCAGTATTAGCGTATCATGCACACGGTCAGGCGTAGGCATTGGCAAACCCAGATGCGTCTCTGCAACATCAAGGTCAAACATTGCATTGTGAAAGCAAATCTCCCTATCGCTGTCGTAGATCAGCTCAAGGATTGATTGCACTATACGCGCCGTGGTGTTGTTGCCACTCAAATGGCCAAAGGCATGGTAACCATTGGGGTACTCGCCTTCCGGGTCATAGAGGGCCAATCCGACCGGTCTGGGTGGGTACGCAGGCCGTGGGCCAATGGCTTCAGTCTCAAAATCAAGGAATACAGGTTTCATGCGTGTCGTGCCTTTGTTGATCGTAGGTTGTATTGACGCTTTACGCGAGGCGGGGTGATGACAATCTCTTCAGTGGAAAAAACATGCATGTTGTAGCACTCCCTACGCCGTATGACTTTATCATCCACATTACGTTTTGACTTAACATCTGTAGGTGCTTGACACAGCGGGCACTTCACTTCCACCCCCCGGGCCAGTCATCAAACAGCATCCCATCGGGCTTGATCTCATCAAGCACCTTGTCCACCGCTTCCAGCGCCCGTCTTGTCTTGACCTCATCAATCGGGAAGGGCAGCGTTGCCATATGCAGTGCGTCCTGCGCCAGCTTGAGTGTCTCGATCAGTTTGTCTTTTGTCATTGAGTTTGTCCCAGTGTGTGCCATAAATGTCCTCTGCCATTGCGTAGTAAAGCATTTGAAGCCATGATGACCGCCCGTGCCCAAGCCTGTGGTGAACTTCGGCCCAGTGCAGATGCTCAGCAGCCTGTCTGTTGACGTATGTCTCTCGGGTGTCGGTGTTAAGCGGGGCGCTCATGTGTTCCCCCTTGCTCGGATAACTCTGAGAATTTTTGGTGGCATCGATTCTTCAAGTTCTTTTATGTAAGCGTTGCAGCGTTCTATCTCCGGCGCATTTGCC